GTTCACCTTTTTTTACTATTTTATATTTATTTTATATTTTCTTTTGTTTATTTTGAATTGTTCTACCTTTTATATACCGTTACAATTGGAAAACGGTTGAAGACGCTTATGCTAATGGCAATGTAGTATTATCAAACACAGTTAATAACGCATCACAAGTGGAAGCACCGACTATAGTAAAACCTGGATTAAAGGTAATTACCATTGTGGGAGCTGTAGCAATGATTGCTACACTTAACAAATATGATGGAGATTGGAGTAATGGTTCACTTGCATTGGTGTTGTTCTTAAATTTATTGACGGTGTTAGCACCAATAAAAGTAATTGTTGTACCTGCTGATGCAATTGAAGTAGCAGCATTAACCCAATAAGTCCACATATAGTTTGTGCCGACATTCATTCCTGCATATGTTATAGTTGTTGCTGTTTGTCCTATAACCTGCACTGCACCTGATTGCGCTGTTGTTGAAGTACCAAATGGCTGAGCTGATACTACGTTGTTTGAATAATAGTGATTAGAAGCGGCTGATGAAATTTGTTTTGTTATGAAAAATTTGACACGATAGTGTACATAGAGTTCTCCGACAGTCACCGAAGCTGCCTGCATACCCTGTGTTGCTATGGTCAGGTTTCCCCAATTATATGTCTTAGCATCTGATCCGCTGGGTGGCGGACCAACATATAATCGAGGCATTACTAATTTGGTTTCATCACATTCCACTCCTATTAAGAAATTTTCTGATGTTCTTGCATCTACACACCCTTCATATTGCAAGAGTGTTGATTTGCCTAACACCGTTTGATCTAAAGTGTCATAAGCGAAATATCCCATTGTTGTACCTAAAGCAGTGTTTGTTGAACCAACTGCTGTCCCGGATGTACTTTCAAAACGGAAAATTAATCCATCGAATTGGTACATCTCGAAATTTGTTGCTAAATTAGATAGCCATGGGAAAGTGATATTATTTGATGGATTACATATAAATGTATTTGATTGGAATGCTCCAATGGTTGCTGATGATATGATGTCAGTAATATAGTCCTCGTGTTCAAATATAAAACCTGATCTACCACCACCAAACGCTGGAGGTTGATTGTCTGAATTCTGGAACAGACAATTCTTTTGTATAAATTGGGAATCATCTGGCATTTTATAATCACCCTTACCGATGATTCTATTAAACACTGATGTCCCGAATTGTTGTAATCCACCTCCCACCAATGCACCTATTTGGGCGCCAATTGATGGACTCGTTCTTTGAGTTTTCTTTGATTTCTTTGATTTTGCCTTACGCTTCACTTGTTTGCGCATATTCTTTGTCTTTCTTGAAGTTGTCACTTTCTTAGTCATTGTATTGGATCCCACATGACAAGATGGGACTGTACATTATTACTTTCCTTCTGAGTTAAGGATTCCGCCGTGCAGTCTCTCGGCATTTTGTTTAGCACTAAAATAATAGTTTTGGGGAGTTTAATAGTAATAACCCAATAGCATTTCATTAAGTAGCTATTTACTCACTTGATTGGTCTCTGTGTGCTTTGGCGGCGCTCTCCTAGGATCTTTCCGCTCCGGTAATTCACATGAAACACCTCCGTATTGGGTGCCACGATTGTCTGTCGGCCAAGCTGGGCCTCCACACTCGTACTCATTGTTCAAGTTTGTGTTCGCGTGTTGCATAACACGCAACAGTTTAATGCCATATTGCAGGGCGATTTGGTTCATTATTTTACAGCAACAGGGTTATAGTTGTCTATAATTATTGCAAACCATGTAACATGATCCAACACCACACAAATATACTTCTTAATTCATATAAATGTATGATAAACATTCATCAATGTTACTGCAGATTAGTCGTCTTGCTGGACGCCGGTAGATTTTAAATCGTTGCGGATTAGATATATTTATTAGCTTGCGTTCGTCTTTTCCTTTGACGGTTCTTATATTTAGTTTGATATTTTATTATGTTTCCTTTTAGACTAGTGATAGTCGTGGAAAGGGATACAGTTGATTTCTCCAAATTTATCTAATCCATTGTATTCCAATTCATAATCATCATAAGCACGTTCCATTTCTTCTTGAACGTCAGGTAATATGTTGAAGGCTTTAAAGAATGAGATTCTTGATTCAGCAGTAATTTCACGAGCACGGGATTTGAGTCCTCTTGCCCACACGCTGTTCCAATAATCAAATTTCTCATCTCTTTTATACTTCTTGTTTATTCCTTTTCCTACAATCTCTTTCTGTTTAAGATTATGAGCCCCACGAATTAAAGCCAAGTAAAAGCTTTGCATCATAGGTATTCCACTACATAGTGCGAGTCCACACTTTCCCACCGAGTCAACCCAACCACAGTAATCTACTATACTATCAAATCTCTTAACTGAGTAGCAGTCTTTTGCGATTGCGACCTTCGGATCTCTAACCATGCGATATCCGATACCATCCCATACGATTTTCATTTGACAAAATTCAATATGTTCAGGTTCATACGCTCGTGGTTCCATTTTGAGTCGAAATCCTAAATCTTTAAAATATAATTCGATTGTCTCTTCTTTAATTCGATCCCATTCGCTCTCTTCCAAACAAATGAGTATATCATCACCAGCACACTTTAACGCGAACTTGGTGACATTATTATCTACTAAGAATGAAACCCACATTGCAATCATGTCCAATTTATTACCTAATGCTGTGTCTTGTTGTCCGGATTTCCTCGTTCCTCTTGCGGAGTATTTGATTGATCCATCATACGCTTTTCCAAAACATTTGGTATTAATTTGGCCTTGTAACAGTTTCTTCATTGCCTTCCTTTCTAAAGGGTTATTAACGAATTCACACATTACTGATTGTTCCCACCTCATCATGTCT